GACTAATACTGGCGGTAACTGCTCGTACCAAAAAATATCAGATGAATTAAAGCTGATAACAGATAAATTACCCCATTGGAAAGAGACTCAAGTTAAGGTTAACAACTTTGCTGGGGACAAACACTTTTCTAAAAATCAAAATAAAGAAGAAAAAGCCAAAACTCGTAAGAAAAAGCAACTATCTCTAGAAAAACGTAAGATTGAACTTGAGTTAAAACGTATAACTGCCGAAGAAGCAGTTGAGGCGGGTAAGTTAACCGACAATGAAGTACAAAACATAGATTCTTTTGTCGATGATGCCGGTAAACTCAAGTCAGACAAGCAACTTGAGGTTGCAAAAGAGAATTTACAGGCTGAACAACAACAAAACATTGTTTTTAAGCCTAATGACGGCCCCCAAACCGATTTTTTAGCCTCTTCAGAGCGTGAAGTCCTCTACGGCGGTGCCGCAGGCGGCGGAAAGTCCTACGCATTGCTTGTAGACCCTCTACGATTCGTGTCAAACCCTAATTTTAACGGTTTGTTATTGCGTAGACGCTCTGATGAACTACGAGAACTTGTTTGGAAGTCCCAAGAGCTATATCCAAAGGTGTTTAAGAGCGCAAGATGGTCAGAGCGTAAGTCTCAATGGACTTTTCCTAGTGGTGCAAGGCTCTGGTTTACGTATTTGGACAGAGAAGACGATGTTTTACGCTATCAGGGACAAGCATTTACTTGGATAGGCTTTGACGAGCTTACACAGCACCCAACACCCTTTGCATGGGACTATATGCGATCTCGTTTACGTACTACAGACCCCAAACTGCCTCTTTGTATGCGAGCAACTACCAATCCAGGAGGTCCAGGGCACGGGTGGGTTAAACAGATGTTTATTGACCCTGCCCCACCAAAAACTACTTTTGTACCACGTGATTTAGAGACTAACGAGGAGCTTAGGTTTCCTCCTAATCACTCTAGGGCGGGTCAACCTTTATTTTATCGTAAGTTTATACCGGCAACACTAAAAGATAATCCCTACCTTTACGAAGACGGCACGTATGAGGCAAACCTGCTCTCTATGCCGGAGCAACAAAGAAGACAGTTATTAGATGGTGATTGGACAATCGCTGACGGGGCTGCATTTCCTGAATTTAAACTGTCTGTCCATACGTGTGAACCTTTTGACGTACCTCACACATGGACTAGGTTTAGATCTTGTGACTACGGATACAGTTCATTTTCAGCAGTGCATTGGTTTGCTATTGACCCTGCTTTTGAGACTTTGTACGTCTATAGGGAATTATATGTATCTAAACACACTGCTAGAGAATTAGCAATAAAAATATTAGAGCTAGAATCGGGGGAAGAGATTCGGTATGGAGTTTTAGATAGCTCTACATGGCACAGCCGTGGACATACCGGTCCATCAATTGCAGAAGAAATGATTGCAGAGGGATGTCGATGGAGACCGTCTGATAGAACAGGGGGTTCTCGTGTAGCAGGTAAAAACAGACTGCACGAGTTGCTTAAAGTTAATGAAGAGATAGAACAACCAAATATTATATTTTTTAACACCTGCAGACAGATTATTGCTGATCTTCAGGTAATACCAACTGACCCTAAAGGAACAGATGACATTGACCCACGCTATGCATCTGATCACGCATACGATGCAATACGTTACGGTATTATGTCGAGGCCAAAGTCAAGAGGTTTATTTGACTTTGCTAATGATTTTAATAAAACAGCGTGGAGACCAATGGACCCCGTATTTGGGTATTGACAGGTGTGTAAATGGCGATTGTAGATAAACCAGAATTCGATGAAGACGAAGTAATTGCATTAGAAGATAGTGCAGACGAAAGTGAAGACTTAGAATACTCCGCCTTTGTAGCTGAAATCCGAAGCAAATATCAAAGATCTAAAGATCGTCGCCTAACGGACGAAGATCGTTGGTTGACTGCGTACAAAAACTATCGTGGTGTGTATGACGATACGACACAGTTTACTGAAACTGAGCGTTCTCAAATATTTGTAAAAATAACAAAAACAAAAGTGCTTGCGGCGTATAGTCAGGTCACAGATGTATTATTTGCTGGAAACAAGTTTCCTATTGGCGTAGAGCAAACTCCAATTCCTGAAGGAATACAGGATAGCGTACACCTTGATTCCGCTGTGCCAGAACCTTTAAGGCCTATGTACGAAGAATTAAACGTAGGCTATTCTGGAGATGGTATTGAAATACCCAAAGGTGCTATCAGCGCACGTGACATTGGCCCTATTGCAAATGCCATAAAAGGTGCAGAAGACAAATTAAAAGCAGGTCCGGGCAATACGCCGACAGCCGCTATCTACGAGCCAGCCAATGAAGCCGCCAAGCGGATGGAAAAAAAGATCCACGATCAAATCTCTGAGTCAGATGGAAACAAACATCTGAGATTTGTTGCTTTTGAACAGTGCTTGTTTGGTACGGGTATTATAAAAGGTCCATTTGCAGAAGATGTTGAGTACCCACGTTGGAACTCTGACGGAGAGTACAATCCAGTATTTAAAACTCGCCCTCGTCTGGAAGCAGTTTCTATTTGGAACTTTTACCCAGACTCAGATGCGTACAATATGGACGAGGCAGAGCACGTAGTTTATCGGCATCGTATGTCTCGTTCTGATCTAAGAGCGCTTAAAGATCGTCCGTTATTCCGTGAAGAAGCTATTGAAAGATCTATTTTAGCAGGGCCAAATTACGTTAAAGAGTATTGGGAAGATGTCATTGATGACAGCAGTTCTACTCTTGAAGTAAACCGCTGGGAAGTTTTAGAATACTGGGGCGTTATTGACTCTGAGATTGCGGAAGACGCTGGCCTTAAATTACCCAAAGAGTTAAAGAACCTAGATCAGGTGCAAGTTAACGCTTGGATTTGTGGCGGTAACTTATTACGTTTAGTTCTGAATCCATTCAAACCAACTCGTATTCCGTTTTACGCAGTTCCTTTTGAGCTTAACCCTTATAGCTTCTTTGGTATTGGCGTTGCAGAGAACATGGAAGATACACAACAGCTAATGAATGGATTCATGCGTATGGCTGTAGACAACGCTGTGTTGTCCGGCAACCTGATCTTTGAAGTGGACGAGACAAACTTAGTGCCCGGTCAGGATCTGTCGGTATACCCAGGAAAAGTGTTTCGTCGTCAGGGCGGAGCACCGGGACAAGCCCTGTTTTCTACTAAGTTTCAAAACGTAGCACAAGAAAACATGATGCTGTTTGACAAGTCCAGACAACTTGCAGACGAAGCTACAGGAATTCCATCCTTCTCTCACGGACAAACAGGCGTTATGGGCGTAGGGCGTACAGCTTCGGGCATGTCTATGCTTATGGGTGCAGCCGCACAGAACATTAAGACCGTGGTTAAGAATGTGGACGACTACTTACTAGCCCCGTTAGGTAAAGCTATGTTTGCTTTTAATATGCAGTTTGACTTTGACCCAGAAGCCAACGGTGATTTAGCTATTATGGCACGAGGCACTGAATCTTTGATGCGTAATGAAATCCGTTCACAGAAGTTGATGCAAGTTATGCAACTTGGCGGAAACCCTGCAATGGCTCCAATGATCAAGTTTGATTACATCTTGAGAGAAATTGCGGCCTCGTTAGATCTTGATGAAGATAAGATAGTTAATGATCCACGAGAGGCGGCTGTACAGGCTGCTTTAATGGCACAGTATGCTCAAAGTGCCCCTCAGAGCGCACAGCAAGCCCCACAACAGCCTCAACAAGGACAGGAAGGGTCACCTACGCCAGATAACCAAGCAGGGGTAGGAGCAGGCGCTGTGGGACCAGGAAACGCCCCTGAACCGGGAGCCGAGGGTTTTAGCCGTCCAGATACTGCAGGACCAGAGGCCGCTTAATGGAAATTGAAACCGCACGTAAGTTATTGGCGTTAGTCAATGGTAAACAAAACATGGATCGGTTAGAGACGTATGTCGGTGACCGGTTGAATTATCTACATCATCAATTAGAACAATGTAGTGGTGAAGCTGACATGTTTGTTCTGCAGGGACAAATAAAGGAAGTCCGTAGATTACTTACATTAAAAGACGAAGCGGTGCAGAAAGCCGAAGAAGGTAAACGTTGATGGCGGAGAATCGTGAACCTAGATACATGGATTTTGGGATTTCGTCCTTAGAAATGATACCAGCGTATTTGACAGATACTGATGAAGACGTTGTAGATGCATTAGCAATTTCTAGGGATTATGCTAAAGAAGCTAAATTAGACGATAATGATAGTGTTGAAGATACCCTACGCCATATTCTATTTGGCGGTCTCATTTACGGCGATCCTGAAAGTGAAAATGCATTTGGTAAAGCTCAACGAGGAGTAGCGGGGTATTTAGGGGATTTTAAGGAAGGCGATGATCCTGAAAGCTTGATTGATTTAAACAACAATCAATTCGGAAGAAAGCTTCGTCAACAATATCCAGACCGTGAAGAATTTATTACTAAAGCAAAAGAAGTCGCCAATATTTTAGCTATGGGTGGTGAACTTCCTGAGATTGACGGGGTAATTCCACAAAAAAGCTACGGCACTTTGACTCAGGAAGAAATTGATCAGTTAACAGAAGAAGCCGCTCAAATGGATAAAGGCGGTTTAATGTCTTCGGATGAAACCTACGTCGAGGAAGGATCTCCTGACGTGGAAGGGGATCTTCCGTTTACGGGTGAAGATATTGTAAGGACTGTGGCAGAGCTAGCTCCTGTTACTGGTGAAATCCTTTCTGCTAAGGAAGCTGTAAAAGATTACGAGGAAGGCAACTATGGAATGGCAGCACTGGGCGCAGTAGGCGCATTACCGGGCGTTGGTATGGCAGGTAGAGGGGTCAAGAAAGCTGTAAAAGCCGTTGCTGGAAAGCTTGATGTTGAAGACGCAGAGTTTAAAAAACTTCAGTCTGCTTGGAAAGAACGCACAGGTAAGGGCGAAAACAAAGAAGTATCAAGACGTTTTGAAGAAATGACAGAGGCCGCACAAAAAGTACAAAGCGGTGAGTTAAGTGTTGATGACTTTAGAAAACTAGCAGATAAAACAAAACCGGTAACTGTATGGGACTTTGTCCCTGAACCTGCAACGTACGAAGATATGTTTTTTGCGCTAGACTCCAGAAAAAGAACAAAGCCTTTTCTTGGTTACGACATTGAATTAGAGGATGGTGTACGAACTACGTCTCGTTTAGATATACCGGCTTACACAGAGAACGATGTATGGGTAGTTACCCTTAAAGGCGGCAAGGATGCGGCGGATGGTCAGACTATTTACTCACCCGCTGTAAGAATGAAAGATGTTGATCTCTCTCAGAGCGTACCGTTACAAATGAAATCTTTAAAGATAGCCGCAGGTGGAGGTAAAGGACCACATGCTGTAATGTCAGGTGCGTATGTTAAAGAGTCTGTTGAGGATACACATAAGTTAGCAAAGGAAGCACTTAATAGCAAAGAATGGACTCAGGTTGGGTACGATCCAACTCGTAGAGGTTATTTTTACGATAGAAAAACTATGGAGCCTGTATTGTCTGGGGAGGATCTTGTTCAAGTTGGCCCACTTGTACTTGTCAAGAACGCTACAAAAGGCAAAGCAGAAGACTTTCAATTTAGTACTGGCGGTTTAATGTCAGGCGAATATAACAGGGCAGACTAATGGTTAAAACTGAAGCCGGTGAAAAAATGAAAGAAGAGAATCCTAATAAGGCTCTCCCCAAAAAGGCAGACATTAATAAAGACGGAAAATTTGAGGAATGGGAAAAGGCTCGTCACAAAGCTATAGAAGCCTCAGAAACAGAAATGAACTGTGGTGGTTTGATGGGCACGGGTATGGGTGTTGTTGTTGGTATTGAAGATTCATCGGGTAATCATATACCCGCAGGTTCATTACCGGAAGAAGTTGCAGACGATGTTCCCGCTATGCTTTCTGAAGGTGAGTATGTAGTACCTGCAGATGTTGTCCGCTGGCACGGTGTAAAAACTTTTGAAAGTCTGCGTAACGAAGCCAAGATGGGTATGGGACTCATGGCTAAGGACGGGCGAATCGCTGAAGTAGATTCTGAAGAGCCTGATTACGAAATTGAAGAAAAAGATAAACCTAAAGTAGAAAAAACTAAAGTAAAAGTAGTGGAAGCTAATGAAGGTGTAGACGTTCAGGCCCCTGGAAATTATACGCTTGCTTCTAAGTACGATCCTGAAACTAATCGCATTGTTTACTATTATCTTGATCCCGCCACAGGACAAGAGGTCTCACAAGAAGACTTTAGACCGGAGTTGTCAACTCGATTTAGTCCTAGTGAAACAGTTATGCGTGAAGTTTACGATTCCGCAGATAGAGAAATTCCTGATTGTGGTGAAGGTTTTGTTTACGACGAGAAAGTGGGAGCGTGTGTTCCTATTGGACCAGTAGAATCGCCTGCGCCAGAGGTTGATGTGAGCGGCGATGGAGATGGTCCAGAGCCTACACCACCGACTCAATACTCTGATAGATTAGGAACTAAAATAGCTGAAGCATTAGGTCCTCTATCTGCAGAGGATTTAGCGGATCAGCCGGGTGATACTTTAGCTGAACAAGCGATGTCTCGCATGACAACTCCATCTGATGCAAAACCGATTGGTTTTAGTCCTATTGCTTTAGCTATTACTGGGGTACAGAGATTTTCGGACGAAGTTGGAGCATCACGTGCGGCAATAACTCGTGCCAACGCAATTACAAAAATTGCAGAAGGACTAGACCCAACCAAGTTACCTCAAACGTATAATTTTAGCTTTAATCCTGACAGTGCTTCCTTTGAAAAAAGTGGTGATACAACCAGAATTAGTGAGCTACAACGAAGTGATAGTGGGAAGACTTGGGTAACCGACTATGAGCACATAGATCCTGTCACTGGTAAAGTAATTGATCCTTTTGATCCAGATTTCGATTTTGACAGCTGGATCGACACGGTAGATCCTGATGATAGGGCAGGCGGCTCCAAGAGTAAATCTGTAGATGAAGACGAGCCTGTATCAACACCTCGTGGAAAAGATAGTACCAGTGAAGTAAGAGAAGCGTTAGCGCAACAAAGAGATGAGCGTTCCTCAGACGATGCAGATTCTGAAGATTCTGGTAGAACTGGATCTGGATCTGCTAGTGCGGCAGGCGGAGAGGACGATGAGGCAATTGGCTCGTTTTCTAAAGGCGGTATGCCCGCCCGTAAGAACAAGCCCAAAGTAGTAATGATGAAATATTCAAAAGGAAGCAA